ATCTACGCCTAATTCTCTTCTCCACTTAGGACGACAGTTTAACAAGTCGACCCAGTGCGCATCGGGACTCGACGGAGCACCGCCCAGAATATGGACGAGCTTCCCAGGGTGTACCGAGCGCATAGGGCCGACTTTGCCATTCTTGAGTGCGAAGAGTCGGGAGTTTACTGTAAAGTAAACCGGGTTGGACGGGCTTTTCGCTGGTTCGGGGACGCCGTTGATCGATACGACAGCCTCTAGCCAGCTCTTCTCCCTTTCTTTAGGCCCCCAGAGGGCCACATCATCCCCATTGAAGCCGCCTTCGTCAAAAGCGGTTAGCCATTCACGCCTCTTTTCTTCGTCGACGATTGCGAGAAATTCGTCCATCCTTCCTGCGGCGGTAATGAGAATATACATTGAGGCCCCGCACAGTATCGGGAACGATACATCGGAGGCCATATTCCATCCGCCCACTTGTTCGAGGAAGTGGTCGCATTTTTCGGGATCGAAACAGCCGCACGCGCGCACTTTGACAACGCTCAGATACCTTCTTTCGTAGTAACGGGCTTGATAAGTATAGCCACGAAGAAGTTCTGATTGGTCTTCGTCTAGATCGAACTGGTCCACGAGTTCGTCACAGAAGATCCTCGCGATGTCGCGGTGCAGGAGGTCAGTAGCACTTTTGAGGTCTCCGGACACGAAGGTGAAGTCTTCGGAGGCAGCATGACGGAGAATGTTCTCCTCGACGTCAGCTACCCAGTCTTCCACCTCGCGCCCAAAGATCGCGCTTTTGAAACCTCTCAGTCTCTTCCCCATGATCCGATTAAGGACAGAGAACTGATGCGTTGCGGCCGGATTAACCCCTATCGTTCGATGCTTACCGCCGGTATAGATTACCTTAGCAATTACGCCGCGCTTGTCGCGAAACGGTGCATCGTGTTCGACGAATAGGGAGACCCTTTTCCCTCCCTCCAAACTAGTCCGTTCGATACAGGACTTGGGAGACGCTGAAATGGTCTGTTTAGACCAACAGAAATTGCGCGGGCGCCGACACAAAATCCGAGCGAGCCGTTCGAAGAACTGAACGGCCTTGGAAGGGAGAGGAGCCGCCGGGGGGGTGGTCATACGGTCGTAATACGGCTGTATATCCGGCGGGTGAAGGGGGTTGGCGGGGGAGAAGACTTTCCGGCCCATATACAAAGAGAACGCCACAATAGGATCGGTGGTCACGAACTCTTGGTATCGGAAAGTACCCGTCGCTGCAATACCGACGGCGCCAAGCATCTCACTTAATGCCCTATCGGACTCGCGCTTATCAAAGGACTCCACCTGAGCTCCTAGAGAATGTGCGAAAGACCGGAAGGCGAGATGATTGTAGTGGTCACG